TCGCAACATTAGAAGCCGTACCACCATCAATCTGCACAGCCACACGATTCAACACCGTCTCAGCCCCATACTCATTAGACAAAGACTGAATCGGCAACCCAGCCGTACCACCAAAGTTCGCCACAGCTGTACCAGACGCAGCACCAACCCGAGCATCAAAATTAACCAACCCAGAACGACCAACAAACAAACGCCCACCCTCAGCCACAGCCACATCATTTAACGCCTGCAACACATTCGTCGCATCGTCATACGCAACCGTTCCACACGTCGCAACCCCTGTCTCGATGCTTCGCAAAGCTGTCGAGAACGCCACCTCAGGACGATCCAAGATCGCTGACACACGGGCAGAGGTCAACTGTGATGAAGGGTTAAATGAAGTCAGCACAGTTTGACCGAGTTGGCCGAGGGCATCGGTAGCAACAATCGTTGCTGTTGACAGGTTTGGTTCGGCATAGTCAATGTTTAAGTCGTACACAAACCCTGAGAACATCGCTTGCGTACCGGCAGTTCCTCCGTACACCTCAAACTTACGACGTGGTGCAATGCCCACAGTCCCACCCGAATACCAACTTGATGCTGTGTTCAACGGATCAAAGTATCGGTCAGCTGCACGATCATCAGCAACAATCGTGCAACTTGATGACGGGAACAAATCAAGTTGCGTTGCACGGCCACGATTGATATTGATGTTCGTCACATATTCTGTGATGTCCACAAAGTCTGTGGAACCATCCAACGCAGCAAACCCATCCAACTCGGAAGTATCAAGAATGAACTCGTTCGCAACAAACCCAACATCCAACAACACCTTGTATGTTGAACCCCACTTCGTTGCCTTAGCCATTAGCGAAGCCCAAATCCACCACCACCGAAGTTGATCGCACCATTGAGTCTTGAGTAGTCAGCCAACAAGTCAACAATCTCTTGGCTCAGAGTAGCTGGGCTACTAATCAACCCAGCATTCACATTGATTACAGGGCTTAACCCACCAGCACCATTCGGATTGAAACCAGTCGAGTTACCAGTCACCGTCGCAGGGATTGTTGCAGCAGCACCAGCCATCGGATTCAAAGCCGTAATCTTTGGATACTGAGTAACAATTCGAGCAACCTCAATTTGCATATCCCTATATTTTTCTAATGCCTCAGTCTCACGATCAATGGCATCAGCCACAGCATCAGTCGCAGCAGCCTGCTTCTCCTTCGCATCCTTCAACTGTTCAGTCAAAGTTTTGTAAGTCTCAGAATCCGTCAACGCACCAGTAACCTTCTCATTCAATAAACCTTGTGCAGTGCGCAAACCATCAGTTGCCTCGGTCTGCTGATCAGTCGCATCAGCACTCGACAACTTTGCCTCAGCCAACGCAATCTCAGCCTCACGAATCATCTGAGGAGTTGACTCAGGATCAGCACGAACCTTGGCCAATGCAGCCTCAGCATCAGCCACAGCAAACACCGACTGCTCCACGTTGTACCCAGCACGTTCCAACCCACGCTGAGCCTGAGCCAACTCAAACGCAGCCTTCTTCGCTTCAGGAGAATTAGCCCCATACCCAGCCACAGCCTTATCCAACGCAGCCTGGGCATCAGCCACACCCTTGTTCGCCTCCGTCAACGACTGACCAGCTTTCACCGAAGCCTTCTGCGCAGCAGTGAACGACTTCTGTGCAGAGTTACTTGACTTCAACGCATCGGTATATTCCTTCAACTTCTCTGTAGCAGTCTTCACATTCTTGGCTGCACCTCCACTTCCTGTACCCATCTTTATAACTTCTGGAACGAAATTGGTGACGCTATTAGTTGCTGATCTAGTTGCCTGACCCATACGATCCAACGAGTCGGAAACATCCTTTGGTGGTTTGCCCATCTGAGCCAACTGCAACTGTGCAGCATAAACCTTCGCACGGAAACCATCAAACATTGCACCGGCACCAGCCAACGCCTCATTCGTTGCATCCTGAACTTTAGACATGGCCACAGCAACAGCCAACGATTTACCAGCACCAACAATGTTGCCTTGCAAACCGAACCCAAGTGCAGCAGCATCAGCCAAAATACGCACAGTCTTAGATAGATCGTGTGTAAAGTTGAGCAATGCAACATAGGAACCTTCAAGGACATTGACGGTAGTGATACCGAACTGACCCATCGCAGCCACACCAGCAGCCAACGCAGGCACAAGACCCTTCTCACCAATCGTGTCAGCGAATGCCATAACACCAGGAACGATGTTCTCGTTGATGAACTTGACAAATGTTTTGAAATAAGGCAACAAGACCAAACCGAGTTCGGTTGCAGCATCACTCAATGATGCCTTCAAGATGCGCATCTGATTCGCAAACCCATCAGAGGTTCGAGCGAAGTCGCCTTGTGCCAAACCTGTGTCCTTGAGAATTAAGGCATAGGCTGCTTGAGTCTTGGCATTAATATCCAATGCGCCTTTGCCGTCATACAAACCAAGAGTCGTTGCTTCTTGTTTCAATCGGACATCATTGAGCGCAACACCAAATCGTTTCAACGGTTCAGTTTCACCAGACAAACCTGAACGCAAAGCTTGGATCGCATCCTCAATGCCGGTGTTGTTGAATGAGGCCAAGTCAGCAGCCAACCCAATCAAAGTGGTTGACATCTCAGCTGCTTGACCTTTACCAGTACCGAATGCCTGCAACAAGTTTCCGAATGTTCCCGTTGCTTCTAACGCAGCCTGCTTCGTGATGCCGAACGACCTTGCAGAAGTTTCAGCAAAATCGTTGACAATCTTTGCTGAAGAACCAAAAACGACATTGACCTTGGATTGTGATTCTTCCAGGTTGGAAGCCATCTGAACCAACTTGAACGATGAAGCAGCAACGGCACCGAAGGCTGCTGTGCCTGCAATCGCCACAGATTTGAACGACGGAAGAACAGAAGTGAGTTTGCTCCCCATTCCCCCTAGATCATCGCCAACCCTCTTGATGCCTTTGACTGCACCAGCAACATCGGAAATGAACTTGACAACGAATGTGCGTTCACCAGCCATGCAACAATTCTAGATGACATCCTGACTGGTCAAGCGCACGGCTTCTCGGTACTCGGCAAGCATCACACGGAAATCATCAGCCATTGTCTTCCACAACGCATGACCTTCCAGATGTGAATACTGTGTCATTGGTTTTGCACTATCCCACCAAGCATCGTCCATCTCAAATCGAACAGTGCGCTTGCGTCGAGGTTGAGCCGATTGGCGTGGTGACGCAGGGGTTGGATTCGGTGCAGGTTCGTATTGGAAGTTGGTGTCAATGAACTTGCCTGATTGTTCGTGGAACTCAAACGGTTGATCTGGTGCATGTTGTGGGAGGTAGAAGATACGTGCAGGGTCTTTGGTTGCAGGGTCGCCTTGCAGGTTGAGTCGTTGATGTAACTCACCCCATACTGCTCGCCATAGTCCTGCTGGTACAGGCTCAGCCAATGGCAGAACCAAGTGGTAGTGAGGATTGTCTAGACGATGTGAGTAGGTGGAGTAGGCAAGATATTCGTAGCCATCTAGATCGGCATTGGCAAATGATTCTCCGTCCATGTCAACCACCAACGCTTCAATGGAACGAACAGCAGTGTTCCCTCTAGTCCTACCTTGGTAGTACTCAACAGGCGACCACAACGCACCATCAGATTTGTGGGGGTTTTCCTCATGGTGCATCAACCGTTTCTTGAGGTCATCCCAATTAGAGGCGAACGGCTTCGGCTGAACAGACTTAACCGAATCAAAATAGACAACCATGAACGCCTCCCTACCTACAGGGTAGCGAAACCACAGCCAAAGTCAACTATCTAAATGACCTTCATGGAATCACTCAACAAAGGCCCAGAACCAACACTTTCACGTTCTATTGCCTGAGCTGCTGTTTTAGCCGACAAGCCATCCAAAACTTTCTGAATCGCACCCAAGTAGGCATCAGCAATATCAGCCTTATGTTTGCGCACAGTAGGCCAGAAGAAGTAACCAGACTGCCCTCGATGACGCAAGAATTGACGGGTGGTTGGTCTTGCCCCTCCACCAAACTCGGCACCAAAGAACACGTCACCCCTGGTCACTTGACGCTTAACTCTTCGACGACTCTTGATGTTGTATGAAGAACCAAACTTCCTAGACTTGGATTGGAACAGCGAGTTTTCATCAAGTTTGATAGTTGGAACACGATCACTTCTCGCCCTCATCCCCTTCATAACTTCCATCGCTTGACGATTACGGCTCACCGATGCAGCTTCAAACTTGGCTGCTACAACAAGCAACTCTGCAACTCGTTGTGATGCGATACGGGCATACTTGTTGAACTCAGGGTATGCCTTAGAAGCAGAACGAAGATACTCGTTGATGCCAAGAATCTGTACCGGCGCATCGTTCTGAATGTTTGAACGGAATGTTCCTGCACGACTTGTGCCTGGATTAGAGACGGCCATGCACCGATACTACTTGCCTAGATGAATAGCTCTCCAACGAAGGTACGCCAACATGGTGAACAGCATTCGTGGTTCTTCTGCCAGCAACACTGATGGTGCAATTCCTGTCTCGCAAGCGAGATACGAAATTACCCAGTGGGCTGACTTATCTCCAAAGGGACGATCACTGCTTCTGCGCTGTCTCCCACTTCGAGTGATTCAATCTCTTCACACCATGATTCAAAATCCAAACCAGTCTTCTTCAACCGTTTCTCTGCATGCCATCCAAGGTATGCAAGATCAGTCAATGTGAGTTCGGCTTCAAACTTGGCAACACTGCGATTGTATTTATTTTCAAACGCAATGAAGTCAGGAAACGCAGCAACGATTGTTCGTTGCTTGCCATCTAATGCACTAGTCAAACTGAGTGCTATTTTCATTATCTACCTCCCTAGGTAACTATTTAGATTATGAGAACTATGCGCCAGTGCCTGTCTTGGTGATTGCACCAGAGATTGGGTACGTGATTGAGACGGTGGCTAGGTCGCCTATGGCACCATTTACAGGTGTCCAGGAAGTAGGTAGCACCGAAAACGCATACGAAGGATTGCTAGACGAAGCAGCAGCAGTACCGTTTGGCTTCACTGTCATAGCAACAGCACTACCAGCAGAGAACGCATCCCAGAACAACTTCTCAATCGTTGGGTAATCCTGTTGCAGTTCAAGCGTCACCGAGGAGTCGATCATGCCCTGGATTCGGGTCATAGCAGAAGACCCCATCGCCGATGTCATTACTTCAGCAGCTGTCGTTGACAAAGTGATTGATGTGACGTATCCCGAAATATCGGTTGCAGCAGTACCGAAGGTGACTGCCACGTTTGTAAGGACTTGCTTTGCCATGATTCTTCTCCTGCCTTATCGGCTATCGAGTTGGGGTTCTGCTCGGCTGAGCCGATTGCATAACACTACACGCCACAAGCAACACTCGGCAAGGGGTCAGGCGTACACCGTGACAACGAAATCAATCGCCAAATAAGTAGCATCATTCGCTTCAAGAGTAGAGATGTTGTTTGCTGACTCAACAATCAAATCCTGCACAACCCCACCCAAAGTCCGATCAGACTCCAACGCCTGACGAATCGAAGTAGCACCCTTATAAGACAGATACCCATCCAACAGATTCTGTGCAGTACGCTCAGCCGAACGACCCACCACAACGCTGATCGTGAACTGATGAGTAATCAAACCCCCACCCATAGCCCCGTTGTACTGAATCGAATCCAGCAACGGCCAAGCGAACGGGGTGTTCACATTGTCAGGCTGATAGGCGTAAGCCCTCAACCCTGACACGGTTGCCAGGTTCGCAGCCAACCCAGTCTTGATCTGGGAGACGGTAGTGGTCGAACTCATGCGAAGAGACGCATGCGCCGGTACGGCTCGACGAGCTGTGCCACGTCAGGATCAAGCGCACGGCTCACCCTGATAGCACCCATGTCACCGAAACCTGCGACACCCAACGGACTGTCATATCGTTTGAACAATCTTGAAGCCTGAATGATTGTTGCCTGCGTTACCGGCTCGGGTACATACGGCCAACCGAAGACTGCTGTTAGTTTCACTAATGCTTGCGAACCATAGTTGGCATTAACAGTTGGGAACAGGTAGTCACCGACTGCACGAATCTTGTCGTATGCCCAAGTGATCCCATCAAGATCACCGTTCAACGGTTCCAACTGCCAATCAGTGACAGTCCATGTTGTATCAAAAACACCATCAGCGTTTGTTGAAGTTTGCAAAGTAATGGCAGTTCCTGAGAAGTCGTCAACTGAACAGAAGAACGAATCCTCTGCTTGGAATACACGACTGGTCGCAGAACCAGCAGCCCAGAACTTTCGGTTGCAGTAACCATCAATGAGACGTGAAGCAGCTCCAGCACAGTTGTCAATCAGCTCGTCGTCAATAGTGTCAGCCGTGCCAATGCGCAAGGCTGCTTTGATTTGGTTGCGTGTGGTATAGCCGTTGGTGATTGCCATAGTGTCTCAATACTACTTCAACACAATCCAGTCCTTACGATAGGCAACACCTATCCCAAGGAATGAACCTCCCACCGAATCGTATTGATCAGTGAACTCAACAAAGTCATGGGTTCGACTGTGTGCAATTTTGTGTTCCTGCCAGTAGGTACCGACATCCTTGCAGGAGTCTGATTTGATGTCGTGGAACACTTGGATGTTGCATCGTTCAATGGTTGATTCTGCGTCTCTTTTGACACCCTCATATTTGTGGTCGCCATCAACAAAGATGCAGTCAAAGAACTGTTTGCTGATCCATTGTGAGAAGTCTTTGCTTTGTGAATCCTGCTGGATGTATTCATATCCTTCAAGCAGCTCGGGTTGGTCAATCAAATCAACTGCCACAGCTTGGTTGAAATGCTTATTTAATCGACGCAAGGTTTCAACTTGTATCACGAATGTGCCACCATGCCTGGTGCCAATCTCCATATAGGAATTGATTTGGCTGGCTTTTGATCCAAGCCAAGACATGTAAGGAGCGAACTGATTTGGGTATTGCCAGATACGCAACCCAAGACCAGGTTGAGCCAACATCTCTGCCGGTAGTTCTTCTGGGTTTTCGTCATTGAATCCGAGTTCGGGAAGAAGGCTCAGCCATGTATCGGTACCCAACAAAGATTCACGTTCTATAGTGCGCAACTTTTGGCGCACAGTTTCAACTGATTGATTCAAGAAGTTCACCTACCTCTTCACGGAAGATGCTTTGTTGGTTGGCCACAACACTGCGATATTCAGATTGCCCTAGATGATGCGTATCCCAATCAACTAGAACCATGCTCAACGCAACAGAAGCCTCATCCAAAGAATCAAACTTGTAGCAACCATCCAACGGCATATCTGCATCAAATCCTGCTGCACCAAGTTTCGTGGACAACACAACACACCCAGCAGACGCAGCTTCACGGGGAGGTCGATCCCTGCCAGGGTGCCGACCAAAATCCATATACACCTGGGACGACCACAACAACTCAGCAACACCGGCACGACCCAAGCCACGCAACTCCACAAACTCCACACCAGAATGAGCATCCATAAACGGCCTCAGCAACCCAGCATCCTTGGCAGGGTTCACAACAACACGGGGCAACCTAGGAACATCAGCATCCAAAACATCAACCCAATCAGTGAGCATCAGCTGCTTGCCACCAACCTTCTGTTGCACATACTCCCACGCA